ATTCATCGTTTTCAAAATCAAAACTTGCGCCTGTCTGCCTTGTTATGTTGCCAGCTTTTTTGTTAAATGAATCAATTGCCGATTCTGATATAGCTTTATTAAGGTCAAAACTTAAAGCCGCTTTAAGCTCTTTTTCTTCTTTTAATAAGTTTTGTAAAGATTTTCCTAAATCTTCCGCTGAATCCATCGGCTTATTAAACCATGATACGTTGTCATCCTGCTTTCTTCTTAGTGCGTCTTTGTAGTCTTTTTGTAAGTATTGATTTTGTTTTAATTGTTTTTCTAGTTGTTCTTTTTCTTCATTTTGCTGTTTTTGAAAATAAAATTGATCAAAGCCCGAAAGTTCACCAGTGTTTTGATTGTAAGATGCTCCGCCTGGAAATCTTTCTGCCAGACTTTCTAACGTTTTTTGATCTCCAGTATCAAGATATTTTTTTAGATCAAATTGACCCATGTAAGCATCGGATTGTTTTTTGACCATCGACGACTGAATTTCTTTTGTTGTTCTTAACTTATCTAAGATTCCATCTAGCATAGGCTCCAAAGCCTGATTTAAAGATTCGCCAAGTCCAGTAAAAAGATTTTCAATTTTATCTGTCACCGTAGACATTTTCCCAGCAAACGTCTCGCTTTGTTTATTGGTCATGTCAAAGAAAAGTCCTCCTTCTGATGTTGCTACTTGAAAAGCTTTAGCAACATCATTTGCGCTTATCTTGCCTTCTTCCATCCTTTTTTTAAGTGTGGCCATGCTAACGCCAGACTTTTCAGACATTACTTGCAATGGATTAAAACCAACATTTATAAGTTGCAACAAGTCTTGGCCCATCAACTTTCCAGAAGCGCTTATCTGACCGTAGATGACGGATAAACTTTTCATTTTTTCAGCATCGCCCCCAGCAACATCGCCTAACATTTTCATGGTTGGCAAAACTTGTTGTTGAGATAAGCCGAAACTTAATAAAGTTTTCCCAGCGTCAAGAATAGTTGATGAAACGTAAGGGGTTATATTGGCATACTCTTTTAACTCAGAAAGCAAAGTGCCTTTCTTGTCTTTTGTGAAAACTTCAAAGCTTATCTTTGTTTGCTCAGCGGCAGCTCCAAGATCAGACAACTTTTTTGCTCCAGCTGTTAACGCAGCAAAAGACAACCCTACGCCTAGACTTCCTAGTGTTGAGTTAAGGCCGCTAATTTTTGATTCAAAAGCGTCAGTATTTCTTTCCATACCTTTTAGGGTACTTGAAAAGTTATCTTTTAACTTTATCTCGTATTGCTGAGTCGATGCCATTATCCTTTTATCCTTTCGCTGATTTTTAACTTGCCATGAAATTGCAAAGCAAACTTAAGCTGGCCCCATAGATCGCAAAGCTTTTCCGCGTCATTGCCTACGTCTTCGTGAAAATAAAAACGGATTAAAGCTTTTATTTGCCTTAATCCGTTTTTGTCAAAGAAGCCGTCAATAAGAATGTCCCCGTCTTTTTTTTCAACGGGAATCTCATACTCGTTTAATTTTTTTTTAACTCACCTTCAAGAGGTTCAAGAAATTCAGCTACCATTTTTCTAGCACATTGAACGGCTCTAAAATTGCCATCTAAAACATTTATAGGGTCTCCACCAACCCAAAGATCTTTTAGCATCATTCGAACACTATCAAAGTCTTTACCTTTGTCCATTAGCGCTCTGCAAGCTAGATATATGTCTTCGCTTAACTCCTTCAAATGAAATGTTGCTTTTTTATCTTTGCTTAAAGATATCAACATTGTGTAAGCAGCCTCTTTTGGAATTTCTTCTTTCATTTTTATTTAGCGTTATAATTTATGTCTGCGACAAATAACTCTAATGACTCTTCTATTTGTGTATTATTTGTTGATGAGCTTATAGACCTACCTTTAAACTTACATTTTATCAATCGATGCCTGACAAGGTCTCCAGCTTCAGTTGCAAAGATAACGCCTATATCAAAAAACGGAATGTTTTGAATTCGACCATTAGGCGCTGCGTTTGCTAGTCGCTGCACCTCTTTCATTGTCATTGTAATAGATGCTGTTGGGTTAAATACTCCAAAACCAACAGAACTGTAATGTTGACCTGTTGCGTGATTTCCGGTTATATCCTGCATGTCTGAATATGTGATAGCTGTAACGCCTATCACTGGAATGCCTAACACATTCACTACAATATCTGCGTGAGTATATTCCACTCCATTGATTAAAGGTATTCCTATTATTGCCATTTTTTTATTAGCTTATAGCGACCACAAGACCAATGTTAAAAACTATTTGTTCAGCTATTCCAACTGGAACTATTTGAATTGATACGTTCAATGTATTAGTTGCTAAAACGTTTTGAGTAGGATCTATTTTTGCCAAACCTGCGCTTATTTCATTATTTGCAACCATTTGATCTAAACCTGTTTGAGCCAAGTCAAGAAAATATCCAACGGTGTCAGCCCTCAAAGTTCCATTTCCATTTATAAATAGCTGGCCATTTAGTTGTGGGGTAAGGCTTGACCTTGTAAGACGTATAGCCTTATCCATTGCTCTATTAAATTCAACATAAGCTAAAGAGTTTGTAAAAGGTACAGACGTTCCTTGACGCTCGTAATAGCTTCCTGAGATTTGAGGAACATACTTTCTCAAAATAGTATAAGCCTTATCTTTCAAAGCACCTAAGGATGCGTTTGGAATTGAAGTAATAAGATCGCCATTGGCAAGCGCTGGAACTTCAAGCTCTAAACCATTTGATGCGTTAAAATTTGCTGGATTTCCGATTGATTGACTAACACTTCCCTTTGAAACAAAGCCTAGCATGTGACCTAATGTTGTAATAGAATAACCTTTTGATAAATAAAGATCTTTTCCTTCACCATTACCGTCTTGTGATATAATAGCGTTTACTTTTCTTGAAGTTAGCGTCCTTAAATCAGTCAAAGTATTCCAGCCAATTACAGGAGCAAGCGATGAGTAGTCTATTGCTAAAAAAGCAACGCAGTTAAACCCTAAAGCGTCACTAAAATCTATTAATGCTTGAATTAAACTAATGTCTGATGGAAGATTTGTGAAAAGTCTAGTTGGGTTATAAATTCCTATCTGTCTTATTTCTCCGCTTGCCTTTAGCAGCATATCCGGTAACGATTGATAAGTATTGTCAACTGGATAAATTCCTATCCATATTTCCCCATCAGAGTTAGCTCTAAAAAACTCAGATATGTGATAATATTCTACAGAAAATAAAGCTGATCCTTTAGTTATTCCTAAAGCTATAGCATCTGACAAAGCAAAAACTTTTTTAACTGGATTCGCAGCTGTAAATCCAGATGGATAAGAATTGTTGAAAAAAAGTAAACCAGATATTTTATCTGTATTGACAGCCCTTCTTCCTATTCCAGATGTTCCTACGTTAAATTTTACTTCTGATAAAGGCATAAAATTTATTTAACTGTGTATACTTTCAACTTGTTATCAATAGCATGGTTAAGAGCATGTTCAGCGGCATCTAATAGATAAATGCATTTATCTTCAGTAACCATGCAGCTCTTAAAACCAGAATGTTTTGTAAGCGAAAAATCTTTTGGAACTTCCAATTTTTGATCTTCCACTTTTAAATCTTTAGCCATTAGTTTGATTCAATTAGCATTACAACACCCTTGCTATCGTTACGCGCTTGCAAACCTCCAAATCTTACTAGAACAGAAAATACAGAGCCGTAAAAAGAAGGAGCATCTTCTTGAATAAATACTTTAAATTCACCCATCGCTTTTCTAACATAATCAGGGTGATAAAACAAAGCCGCTGGCTGATCGTTAGCCGCAAGTACAATATTAGCTCCTAAACTTGATTCTTGCTTTAAAACGTTTGTGTTTGAAGTATAAGCTACTTGTGATCTTACATAAATGTCAAATCCAAACGCACGCCCTACAACGCCACCAATTAATGGAGCTGTGTTAACGCCGTATTGAAAGTACTGAGTAAATTGAGGCAATTGCAATAAGTCAGTATACATAGACGCTGGTATTACAGCAACGCCTTGAAGTTCCGTGTTGTCCGTAAGAACGTCATCAGTCATAAACAATTGACGAACTCGAGTAAAGTCTGAAACTGTTAACGCTTTTCTTGTGCCAGTTAAAGCTCCAGCTGGAGAGTATGTAGGCCTTGCCGTCCCTGTTGTTGTCAAGATATGACCAGTGTCACAACCAGCAAGCCACTTCTGTATAAGCCTATTTGCAGCCTTTAACTTTAAAGCTTTCATGTGTTGATCTAAAACAGATGAACGCTTGTCGAAGTTGACGATTAGTTCTTCCGATAGCTGTAATACGGTTGGGTCAGATGTAAGCTCTTCGATTAGGTAATTAGTAGCCGCGTCTGATCTTTGCGCAATAGTCGCAGGCAAAGATGCTCTGTTTACCGAGACGTTTGGAATTGTTCCAGAGTGTGGAAGCTCAACGGTGTTAACATTTACATATTGGTCGTCTTGAATTGCTCGAGACATAAAAGACGAAGACGCAAACAATTGAGGTTGAATGTCTTTTAAAAAAACTCTTTTTGCTAATTCTGCTCCTAATGCCATAATATTTTTATTTTATGTTTAAAATTATCTAACGTTTGACCAGCCGCCAACAAACACAAATACTCCATTTCTCAAAACAGCATTGATACAATCTGTTTTAGATGCCACTACTGGAGATACAGGCGTAGCAGCTTCAAAGCCAGTTCCTGGAGTTACAGCAAAAGGCCCGGGTCCTTGAATCAGTCTTATAGTTAGCTCCGACCCATCTTGTAGCTTTGGATCAATTGCCAAGTTGATACTGAATGCAGCTGTTAAAGCTGAAATTTCAATAAGCGTTTTATTGTTTTGAATCCAAAGTTGAGCTGGTACCGCTGTTCCTTGACCGTTTGAGCCTGACGCATTTGCGCCTATGAATCCAGCAGTATACTGAGCTTGAGTAATTTGTTGGCTATCAACATTTCCTAGAGGCCATTTTATTTGAGTAAGTCCTGGTAAGTTTGCCATAGTTATTTATTTTCTTTTGGATTATAT